ACTAAAATATTTTCATCACTCGCAGTTAAGTAACCAACCTTAACACTTTTCTTTTTAGATTTGTAGAATAAACCACCTGAAGGTAGTGTCACCACATCATGTGGTAAGTTAAAGTCCATTTGCCCGTAAGCAGCCGTATCTTGATCCATTTTTTTTATATTTTTTAATTTATTATTGCACAAAAAACCGTATACACTATAAATGTACACGGTTAATATTAAAAGTAAATTTTTTTAGTATACTAATATACAACGATCCATACGAATATTTGAAGTGATCCCCGCAATCTTATCAGAGTCATATGATAATGAACCACCATCATATCCTGTCAAAAAGGCTCCTTCTAAAATCCATTTTTCAACAACAACTCCCGTTGGGTCTAACATTTCCAAATCAACATTTTTCTTGTATCCTGCAGCATAACCCATACGACCTGTAACAGACTCCGCACATAAACGAATCCATTCCATAACCGCTTGAGACGCTGAAGGTCCGATTGGATCTCTAAACTTAACTGAAATTTCTTCCCAGTTGAATCTACCCGCAACGTATGTCTCAGTGTTCAAGAAAGGAATGTTCACTGAATTAATTTTTAATTTAGGTCTCGAAGTACTCTCCACATACCACTCATTAATACCAAGTGATGATGGGAACCTTAAAATCCAACGGTTTTCGCGTTTAGGTTCGTAAGGAATAGGCATTTTCATTAACAAATCAGCCATAATTATTTATTTTAGTTTTTAGTTTATTTTAGTTTTTATTATAAATATCACGATAATAAAATTTTTCTATTTACTTCCATTTTTTTTGGACATATTCTTATACTAGACCAGACAAACTAGTTAATATAATTTCTTTTGTCCTCCTGCAGTTAAATAAGTCTTTAATATATTATCTTCTTTTTTATCAAAATGCTTCTTCATAGTTTCTACATTTCTTACATCATCATCTGAAAATCCAATAAATGGTGTAAAGTAATTACTAATCTTGTTTTTCATAAATGCCTTTTGTTGTAATGAATGTGATAAATTTCTCACATAACTAACAAATTCTTCCATTGCATTTATTTTACCTTGTTCAGGGTTAGTTGCCGAACCTTCTCCGAAAGACACAGGATGAAAACGACACATATCTAAGTAAGATCGTATTAATTGATCTTTAGATAATTTTTCTTCATCTGCCAAGTCTCTATATTTTAAAAGGTTTTTTGCCAACTGATTTGAATCCAAACCATGTTTGTTTTGTTTAATCAATCTATAAACCGCTTCTTTTAACATTGAAGGTGTATGACCTCTCGCAGTTACAATTGCAAAAATTGATCCATTATTAATTGCTTCCACAAAATCGTTCCAAGCCGGTCCTGTTGGTGATGACATCGCATCTTTTAAGAATTGTTTGTCACCCAATACACCGAAATCTCTGAAAGGTTCTTTATCAAAAGATACTATGGTATGTCCTTCATATTCGAAAGGTTCTTTACCAACATCAGTTCTATATTCCGCAAAATCTTCGGTAGACATACCAACACTATTACCTTCATCGTCTTTAAGATATATCTTTGTTGGCATAAACATAAGGTTATCATCCCAGTCAAATGCATAATATTTCATTACCGGAGTTTTTCTTTCCTCTATAATTTCGTTAATAATTTGTTTAACGATATGTTTATAATAATTTTTCATACATTAATAAATATTAGGTAAATAAAAAAAGGGGAACGAATTCCCCTTTTCCTTTAAATTATTTGTCTGATTAGATATTATCAAACGATGCTCCTGTTGGAGTGATGTAGAATGTTATATCTATGAACTCTAATGAACGAGTTGGTTTGATATAGATTTTACCTACCATTTGATTTCTGTCTAAGTCTTCAGTGTCACTTGAAACCGTAACTCTAAAGTCGTATAAACCTCTATCTCTTCTGATTGCGTCTAAGATTGGATTAACCGCATTTAAGAAGTCTTGTCTTACTTGTTCGTCGTTTTGATCGAATAACAATCTCACAGAAACTGCTGAAATCAATTTACGAGCTTGTAATAATAATCTTCTCACGTTAATTCTATCAAGAGCAGATTCTCTAATTTGAAGAGTTTTGTTACCCCAAATTACCGTACCAACATCAGAGAAGGTTGCAATTGGGTTGATTCTTCCTTGGTAAAGAGTATCTCTATCCTCTTGAGTCAACTTCTTACGTGCTTTGATTGAGTTCACAATACCTCTTGTGTAACCTGCCGCTGCGAACCATGGGAATGCAATGTTATCGGTCAATGCCAAGTTTCTCGTCACCTCAGCCGTTGCTGGAATGTAGATTTGAGTATTGTTTACACTATCACGAGTTAATACCCATGGGTAGTAAGTTGCCGTGTAGTTAGAGTCAATTCCTGTTTGTTCTAAGTTGTCAACCGCTTCTTGTGGGTAGATCAATCCATCTCCACCTGTAGTTGTAGGTAAGAACAAGTTGTAGTCAGGAGTTGTAGTAATATACAATGAGTCAGCTCTGTCGTTCTCAATCATATCGATTGTAGACTCAACTAAGTCACTATTGTTTACATAATCAATACCTGGTGATACAAATAAATTGATGTTAACCGCTTCAGGATTAGAGAATGTTTGGATTCCTAATAAGTAAGCGTAGTAGTCAGTATTTGCGAAACTTTGTGTTCCATCACCGATAGAGATTTGTTTAAATGCTCCCCATCCTGATGCTAATGGATATCTTGGTGAAGGACAAGCCCCGTTCAAGAATCCATTTCTACCAAGTACATATCTGTCTCCGTTTGTTCTATATTCTCTATAAATATCCCACCCGTCGAAACCACCATAGAACATTGTTGTGAATTTTCTTGAGTAAATTCTGTAGTATGGACTTGTTTCATTTGTAGGTTCTTGTTGGAATGTAGCATCACCAACATAGTATTTAGGTGTACCACTTGTTGTAAATCCTGGTCCTATTTCAATAACACTAGCGTCTTTGTCCATGTGGAATCCTCTTGTTTCGTATGACCATTCAAAACCATCAACATTACATAAATCGATTGGTGCACGTTTTCCTTTATATTGGAAGAAGTCAGGGTCAAATCCTACATTGTTTGAGAAACCTAAGTAAGTTCTTCTTACGTTATCACCATTTGATCTGATTGCATCATCATTACCATTTGTGAAACCGAATGGTGGGTTATAAATAATCTCACCTGGGAAGTCATATTTAGTTTTATAAACTGGGAATGGAGGTCTTACACCACCATACTCTCTAAATGCATAACCATCAAAACCACAAGGTAGTGAGTCAACAGGTGCATCCTCGTTCATTTCAACCATAACGTATTTAGAGTTCAATGCGTATTCACCATCTAATGAACCAATTTTCTTAGCAATGAAGTTGTTTTGACTTGGATCCATACTACAATTAGTAAATTTCTCTAAAACAGTTGGGTTAGCATCTGAATCGTAGAAGTCTCTTACTATTACATCAAACGTTCCATTGGAGAATGACATATTAATAAGTGAAACTTTTATTTCAGAGTTTGCTGAATTACCATCAGAAATTGAGTAGAACTTAAATAAGTCAAACACTTTAGTACCTCTTAATTCGGATACAATCCAAGGGGTGCTTGGTGATTGGTATCTATCTAAGTACCATCCAATACTATCTTGTTGCCCACTTTGTGCTGAATCCAACGCAACTAACACAGGACTTAATCCTCTAATGAAACCTTTATTCCATCCATAATTTAATAACGCTTGGAATCTTTCCTCTAAGAATAAAGGAACATTCTTTCTTGGTTTTTGGAAGTTACTTGTACCAAATACTTTAGAAATATACTGTGAATCTGAAGTTGAGAATGAAGTCTCAAATGAGAACAAAGTACCATCATCATTTGTTACGTTAACAACAAATGGTAAATATGGGTTTTTAGTAACACCTGAATATTGGTTAACCATATTTAAACTTACGTTGTTAATATTAGTAACCTCAAACACTGGGTTTGTTGAATCTTCGTATGTTGCAATACCTCTTGATCTTAATGTTCCAACAACTAAATCGTCGAAGTTAGTGTAAGATGTACCTGTGTAGTAATAGATTGTACCATTAATAGTACCAGTGTAACAATTAACATTAACCGCAGTTGGTGTTGGTGTTGGTGAAGTTAAAGGTGTTGCCGTAGCACATGGATTAACCGCTGAAGGTGTTGGCGTTGGTGTGAACGCTGCCGTTGTTGTAGTTGTTACAGGAATCAAAGTTAAGTCATCAACATATGCGAAGAATGAAAAACCTGAGTAACTTCCACCACCATTATTACTGAATAATGAATAATACCATGGGTCGTTGTAAGGTGAAGCATAATCAGTTTCAGTACTTGAAACCGAAGGTACACCATAAACGTTAGTTTCGTTTGTGAATATAACCGATAACGCATCGTAATCAGGACCATAAATAGAACCGAAATATTCAATTGTGTTAGTTTGAGCAGTTAATGGACCAGCATCACTAAGGACATCAAAAATCATGTTATTGATTTGTGTTTGTACAGTAGATGTGTTTCCGTTAAATTGTTCAAAAGGAATAGTTAATAAATTTTCAATTTCATCAGGGAAATTAGTAGTGTATGTAATTGTTGTTTGGGAATTTGAACATCCCGTAAATTCTACACTATACGCTAATGTTTTGTAATCAGCCGGATCACAATAAGGTAAACAATCAACTAATTGTGGATCTTCACAATAAAAATCTACCGTTGCTGGATCTACGTTTGCTTGAGTTACGATAGACCAAGATGGTCCCGCATCATAACCTGAAAGTCCTAATATTCTTGTTACGAATAATTGATTAGATTGTTGTAAGTAAGATTTTGCAATGTAAGCCGCCTCATACTTAGGAATTTGTGTGTTTATGAATTTCTCTGCGGATGTACCTCCGAAGTAAGTTTGAAATTCATCATAACTTTTGATGAATATCGGTTCGAAAGCCGGACCTTTTAAAGTTTCACCCGCAATACCCAATGTGGTAACCCCCACACTTTGTGCTACGAAACTTAAATCCACTTCAGAAGTATATACACCAGGTGATACGAATACTTTACCGTTAGTTGCCATAATTTAGTTTATTTTTGTTTTTAATTTTATTTATTATATAAATATTGATAATTTTAGTAAAAACTTTACTTATTCGAAACTATTTATATTTTGGTAAGATTTTATTCTGCCTTTTTTCTACCTATGGATAAAGATACTAAGAAGATAAAAAACTTGAAGATTTCGGTCGAATCACACGAGGCTCTAAAGAAGTATTGTGATAAAAGAGGGATTAAAATGTATAAGTTTTTAGAGAACCTTATTTTTGAGAAATGTAAGGAAAAAAAGGATATATACGGGGAAGATTAAAGTAACTCTTCATTAAACACCAATGAAGCGGAATCACTATTATTAATCTTGTCAATTGTTACTTTAACAAGATCACCATTGTTGATTTGAACTTCACTAATATCATCACCATAATAATCATTATTTATAAAGACAGAATACGAAGATACGTTAACACTATCCTTAAATCTTAAATTAACGGTGTAATAAAATTTCTCCTCTTTTTCGGTAATGACACTTGAGTAAATAAAAGTAGATGTGGACGGAGAAAGAGGTTCTTCCTTTTTAGGTTTTCTCTTTTTTATTTTAGTGTCCGTTTCATACATTTGGAATATTCTTGTTACCGCAGGTTGTACCTCAAACTCATCTTCATCGATAAGGAATCCCATCATTGTGAATGTGTACTTTTGAATGTATACTTTTCTTTTTTCCAAATCCATTATTGATTCGTCAGAAATGTCATCATTTATGATTGGAATGTAATGTCCTTTAATAGTTTGGTATGCTTGTCTTGATGCGAATTTTTCTAATACAACTTGATTGAACTTATTTAATTCTCTCATTCTATTACAAACAATTGCAACGGTATATTTGATATCAACAGGAACAGGTTGAGGGATTTTGTATATATCCATCCCATGACGTTGCCCATCCCAAGTTGGTACCTTAGCGTAATAATATAATCTCCTGTTAGGAATGTTATACATAACTGCCGGGTTATTACCATATTTAACTTCAGGTGTTCTGATTACCGTAATAAATGGGGGTTCAACATTCTTATCAATATTTTCAAAGTTCCAAGTCTCAACAAACTGAGACCAATTTTGAGTTGTTATTAAAATATCAACCATGGGAACGGTCGCACCTTCAACAACGGTTTTAAGTCCGTCTTTAACAAAATCTAAAAATCCTCTATCTAAATCGGCGTGTAATAAACTTTTAGGTAAATAAGTACCATCCTCCGAAATCATATCGGCAATCTCATGTCGTCTAGGAAGAAGTGTCTTCTTAGGTATTAATGATAGATCTTTCTTTATTTTTTTAGGTAACCCCATATTAGTTTATTAAAAATATTTTATCTTTAATGTTAATCATTTCTATTTCGTTTGCCTTATAAATTGGTTCTTCCGTGCTTTTCACAACGAAAGTATCGTATTTGTAAGGGTTATAAGTTATCACTTCATTTGAATCTGGTTCAGGAATATCATCACAAGGGAACTCACAATAATCATCCAAATAACCAATCACAAATGCGTGAACGTTTTTTCTTTGTTCGTTTCTAACTTTTTGTTTACCACCTTGTCTAACTCTAAATTCAACATCCGATAATCTTAAATAGTCAGCCTTTAACATAACAAGTCCTTTGTAGGTAACTGAAAACGTGTGTCTATGTAAGTCATAATAACACATTACTTTTTTACCTATCAGATCGTTAATTTTATTTTTTAACAATTCTTCTTGTTCCTCAGTTATTATTATTTTCATAACCCCCTAAATTCATTTGGTCCAACAGGAGCCGCAATTATTGTTCTGTAAAAAGGTTTATATCCTTTATAAGTATGTTTAATATCCGAAGTGACACGACCATCGTTAACGACCGTATAATATCTCACAAAACTTTCCGTATCGTAGTAACCAACATAATCACCAAATTGAATGTCGATTTCTAATTCCTCTAAAGTTTTCAAATAAACTGACATTGTAATATTACCTGGCTCAACCTGATCCATTTTAGTGGAACCTAAGAATTTATTCTCAGGTGTTGCAATTGCAACATATGCATTGAACTCAACAGGGGGTAAAAATTTAATTCCATCTTTAACCGTCTCACCGTAAACATCATCAATTTTAGTTTTGGTTTTATCAACTCTATAAAGAACACAAGTGTAATTCATATCACCAATTAACCATTCCTGACCCATCTCAACCTCAAGGTTAAAATCGTTTTCACCAAAAAATTTACCAAGTCTTGTTATAGGAACTCTATTCGCCATTTTGTCGTATTTATTGATAAATATCTTTTTTATTGTTATTTTTATAAAAAACAAAATTTTGGAAGTTACCCCGACATTAATAGAGCATAAAGCTTTGTCCTTATTGGACTCGTATTCGGGTGCCAACAATCATATATTGTATCTAAAAACAAAGAAAGAAACTAATAAAAAGTTTTATCCTACAAGAACTCAAGCGGACTACATTGTAAATTATTATGATACGGTTCCTAAGGTTGCTCGTAAGTGGGTTGACCTTGACACTTATTTTGCAAAGAAGTTTGCTGAAGAAAGATATCTAATGGAAACTCCTGAAAAAATCTACATTGAGAAGTTATTGGTAGAGAAAGAAAAGTCATATCACATTTGGGGTAAATTTTTTGATAAAGATCCCTTAACTGAATTTTGGGTTCCGAAATCATCTTTAATTAAAACCCACAATGTTGAAAAGGTTGATATTGATTACACAAAGTATGATCACCGACCTCCATTAGCACATCAAAAAGAAGCGGTAGAAAAATTAGCAGGATCAAGACGATTCATTCTTGCTGACGATATGGGTCTTGGTAAAACAACCGCCACAATTATTGCAGCATTAGAAACGGGAGCAAAGAAAATATTGATTATATGTCCAGCATCATTAAAGATTAACTGGCAACGTGAAATTGAAAATTATTCAGATAGACCCGTATATATTGCAGAAGGAAAGAAATTTTCAACTGAAGCTGATTTTGTTATCGTTAACTATGATATCCTAAAAAACTTTCACGATATGAAAGATAAAGGTAAGTCATTATTGAATCAATCTAATTTTGAGTTGGTTATATTAGATGAGGCTCACATGATATCGAACCCACAAGCCCAAAGAACAAAAATTATAAATCATTACGTTAAGGACATTAAAAGAGTTTGGTTATTAACAGGAACTCCAATGACATCTCGTCCAATGAACTATTATAACTTGTTAAATATTATTGAGTCTCCTGTCGCTCAGAATTGGATGGCTTACGCTATTCGTTATTGTCAGGGGTATCAATTTATGGCGGGTAAAAGAAAGGTTTGGAATGTAACGGGGGCTTCTAACTTGGAGGAATTACGTGATCGAACATCAAAACAAATTCTTCGTAGATTAAAAGAAGATGTGTTAGATCTTCCTGATAAAATTATTTCACCTGTTTATCTTCGTTTGAAATCAAAAGAATATGAAGAACTAATGGGGGAATATTACGATTGGTTTGA